TGGATATGATGTGTATGTCACATTCCGCAGATTCGGAATTGCTCGCGAATGGAATGGTTGTGCAGTGGTAACGGGTGCACCACTACCATACCCACAAAGTGTAACATCATACATGTTACCAAAAACAGTTACATCAATAGATGGTGTGACTGCTCCTACTTTGAGTGGGTTTAGCACATAAATGAACAATTTTGCCTGTGAGACAGGATTTGCAGGTGACCGCGCCAGCCAGTAATAATTGTATGGATAGACAAATGGAACATCCAATTGCACTACCTCATTCATACCTGCTGAAACAATCACATGCGGAAAACCAGAAACAGAAACAAGATTGTCAGTCCGAGTGTACAAAGATTCACCTGAAATTGGGCGATTTGGACACGGAGACCACATTGCGATAAGTTTTCCATAATGGAAAGAAGTACCGTTAAGTCGAATGGTAATTTTGAATGAAGCTCTCAGATATTCAAATCTTGATAGCTTCTCCATAATTGCCCGGAATCCATAGAAAGCATCTGGTAAAGCGATTTCAGAAACCAATTCACCAGTTTGCTGACTGGATGCCCACTTAAAAGATGTCAATGGATACACCCTCGAGACATAATCTGTCAAAGTAGGTGCATCAAAAGCGACATTTTTCGTTCGGATAGCGGTATCATCATTATCTTCGATAACGATGGGTGCAACGTCAGTGAATCTCACAGATTGTTGCGTATCATCTCCTTGGAGACTTTCTACAGTATTTTGCGCCACTGCAGGAGCGTTTGTATTCTCGTTTTTAGAATCAGTAAGACGATGGATAAAACAAGCCTGTAGTCTTAATCAGGTCTTGAGTGTGACAAGGATTTTGAGACTCCCGTCTTTTCCGCAATTTGGTTAGATTGTCACTTCCAATCAAACACGTGGTTGCACTTTAATATGATGTGCGAATCATTTCATTCAAAAGCATCTGATAATCGTACCGCCTCAAATTCATTTCAGTATCGAGGAAGTATGAAACATCCATAATGTGGTCAGTATATTCAACAAATTCTTCCTTACCATAGTGAACCATCTCCAAACAAAATGAATTGAAAGTAGATTGCATCACTTCTTTAATAGGAACATTTGAAGGACGACACCATTGCATCATCTCGTGGATTGAATTTTTATCCAATGGAGCAAAAACCCAACCATCTCGAGGAACAAAGGCACGTTTCAAATACGTCACATCAT